ATCAGGAACACAAGGAAGGTTGTTTGTTTCCTCTGCTTCGCAAGAAAATCCTACCCCTGTTCCGCAACAGAGAATGTACATAATGTCACTAAATGACCTGATCTCATTAACCCCCACATAAGAACAGTTATAAAGACAGGTATCATCTACGTCAGCAGCTGGACCAGCAGTCATAAGCCCTCTCATAGAGGGGAAAATGTCACGATTTAACACTAACTCCTTGGCTCTAGCAAACTTAGCACTTAGCACTGGGCTAGTGTAATCGCTTGTTCTTTTAATCATATAATTAAAGTATCTATCTACACATTCTTCCCAAGTTTCTCTTCTGCCTAGCTCTTCAACCCAGCGACAGTACTTGCTGGTTACAATAAATTGTTGAAAGTTGTCCATTATTATCTCCGTCTAGTCTTTATGACCCATTTTTAGGGTTCCAAAGAATATGTTGATAGGTTTCATAATCATATCCTGTATGATCTAAGATTTTTACGCACCTTGCCATTGCTATTGCCACCTCTTTAGGTGATAAGCCACAAGGATCTTTTACTTGATACTTCTCTGTATCGTACATCTCAAATATATTATCTTCCCACTCGTCTTTATTCCAGTCGTCTAATAATTTGTCTGCTTTTTTAGGCCCTATTCTCCACAATCCGGGGATACAATCTGTAGCATCTCCCATCATCCACTGCTTGCAAAAGAACCTGTAGGCTTCTTCTTCTGTAATAAATACAGTAGATTTATCTTTGGCAGGATTGAAGTGCCAACCTGATACTCCCTTTAGATCTTTATCTATTGTCACAGCTATGTGTTCTAATGCGTTAATACCCATGATATCATCGGCCTCTAGCCTATCTAAGGTTTCTGTAAAATAGGACTGTTCAATGTAATCCTTAACATCCTTTAGATACTCAGGTACATACATATTAGCTCTACTTATTTTGTAGTTAGGCCACGAATCTCGCCTGAAATTATCATCGCGATTACAAGACAAAGCAATACGGATATCTTTTACACCTGATGGTGTCCATTTCTTTACAAGTTCTTTTACTTTCTTAGGGAAAGATGCGGGGTCGTTAGTCTCTGTCCAAAAAGCAGTCTGGTATGCAATGATATCTCCGTCTAGTATAGCCGACTTAGGTTTGACTGTCAATCTGCACCTTCCTTAAAATCTTCTCCTTCTTCAAGAGTTTCTAATAAAAGCATATCAATAAGCTGAGACAGACACCTAGATATTTCTTGCATTTTTTCTGAAGCATCTGGATCGCAGTGTACACCGCACCAGAACGGAGAGCCTATCTCGGCCTTGTTCTTTAATTCTTCTAAAGTCTCGTCATTATAAACAAAGTATTGGAACGCATCTTTGAATGCCTTAGGGTTTTTGTAAACCGTGTTAGCCATTTCCTCAGACTCGTGAGCAGTCCAGTTCTTTTCTTTATTAGGGTTATCTCTATTGCCGTACATTAAAAATACTGTACAAGCTTGCTTAGCAATAGCGTACTTAACTTCATTAGCGTATCTGCAATCATCTACAATAACACATCGTTCCCAATACTTTTCTTTATTTTTAAGATCTCTTTTTTCTTTAGCTTGTATCTTGTTTAGTTCTTTATCAAATAAGTTTATCCAGTAGTCTGGATCTTCAGAACGTTTTTCAGCACCTAGCTTCTGACAAAACTTTCTATATCCTTCTGGGTCTTCTTCCTTAGGGCATCCAGATTCTTTTGCCATCTGTTTTAAAGTTGCTGCAAACGAACTAACAACAGGAATAAATCCTAATTCAAATGCTTGCTCAGCTACTAGGTGGGCTAATGTCGTCTTCCCTACTCCAGCTTGTCCACCGATTATGATTAGTTGCATCTTTAATTTCCTTTAATAATGTATGGGGACTTACGTGATCTTTGATATCTACCCCACAAATTCTTAGTAACTGTGTAGTAAGTAATGCACAGGTCTTTGGTTGATAGCTTGGGAATAAAAATCTCCCTATAAACCACCAAAAGATTAAAGACCTAGCGTCTCCTCTATAGTTCCTGCCCATAAAAAGTTCAAGTTGTCTAATAGATATGTCATACTCCCCTAAAAAGAAAGTATGACTTGGTTGTATGACACGATCATGATAACCATCAGAATCTAAAAATTTTGCATTGTGTGTTTTGTCAGAAGACATTACTATGCTTAAGTCATCTTTAGATATCATTATACCACAATGAGTAATGTCTGTCGAGGCACACCACTGAATAAAACGTTCTCTTTCTCTTACGCTTCTAGAATAGAAACAAACAAATACCTTGGCTTTCAATGGCAGTCCTTCCAATTAGATCCTATGATTGCGTTGCCTTCCATTTTTACTTTACAGTTTAAGAAATCTGCAGCCTGTTCAATAGCTTTGCATCCAATATTTCCTACGTCTTCAGCAATGTCAGGGTGGCATTCAATCTGCCACTCATCATGGACTGTAACCATGAATGAATAATGCTCTGAGTATTTTTCTTCTAATTGTTTGTAAAGAATTGCTTGTGCTACCTTCATAAGTACAGCACCGTCTCCTTGGATCTGTACATTAACGGCTTTATGCTTAGCACGACACGGTACTTCTCTACCATCAAGCAAAGTAATAGTACCCTTCTTAGCGATTTGAAAGTGACAATGATCTAGCACCTTCTTTAATGCAGGCATCTTCTTAAAGAACGTTTCCTTTATCTCTTTACCCGCTTTTGCATTCTTGTTTACAATCTTACCTATCTTACTATCACCAGCACCGTAGATAAGAGCGAAGTAAAATGTTTTTGCGGCATCTCTTGTTGGTAATCCTGCAGCGTGTTGGTTTTCTTTATGAATATCTCCATTAAGAACCACATTTCCAAAGGCTCCGTCATCATACTTAGCCATTCTATTAGCCAAGAGCCTAGCTTCTAATCCAGAAGCATCAATACCTACCTGAACCCACCCATCTCTTGGTTTAAACAGAGAGCGTGCTCTAGGATCACTAGATACTTGTTGTAAGTTAGGTTGACTGCATGTCATTCTACCTGTAGCAGCACCTTGAGTGTTAGTACTGCAATGAATTCTTCCATCTCTACTATTTACAGCACGAAGGATCCAATCTCTGATAAACCCCAACAGTTTAACTAAGTAAAAGTATTCAATTAACTTCTCTGCTTCTGGATACTTCAGTGATTTAAGAACTGCTTCGTCTACTTTAGCATTACCTTTGTCAGTTTTCTGAGGAACCCAGCCATATTTTTCTCCTAGTCTTTCGGCTATCATTTTTCTAGAACTAGGATTAAAGTAAGTAACCTTGTCTTTTAAGGGTTTGCCTGTAGTTTTATGAAACCTTTTCTCTACAGTAGGGGGAAAGATGGTATTGAATTCATCTTCAATAGTCACACGTTCCATGATTAATTCTTGTTCTAATTCGTGAGCACCGTGCAAATCAAAACCCATACCATTGTCTGTCTGTTCTGCAATGATAGCAGCAATAGTCTGTTCTATTCTAAACGGTAAAGGCATGTCTTTCTTTACGTGTTTGATTTCTTCGTATACTCTACGAGTTACTTCAACATCTTGCTTACAATACTTAAGCATTTCTGAAGAGTAATAATCAAAGCCGCCTTCGTAATCATCTTTAAGGCATTCAAGATACATACCCCAATGCCTAAGAGAGTTACCACCAAAAGGATGGTTCTCTCTATCAGGATACTTAAGTCTTGATGCAATCAATGTATCGAATACATCTGGCTTACCTAAAGAACCATATAATCTTTCTACCATAGGAATATCATAAGAGATAATATTATGTCCTATTAATTCCTTTGCTTCTCTTAGCAGTTTAATACCTTGTTCAATAGTATCTGGACCATAAGAGTAAGACTGTCCTGTGTCTGCATCTAATGCACAGATACACCAGATAGTGTCTGCTTCTTTATTTAGTTTTTTCTTTACGCCAGTCAAACTGACTTCGGACAATCCGTTTGCTTCTATGTCGAATATAAGTCTCATCTTTTATCCACATTCTTCAGGGCTGCTGAAATGTTAGGGTCGTCTAAGTTACAGAAATCTCCTAGGTGTTGAATGATAGGTTCTGGATCTGTTACCATGTCTTCAAAGTAAACTATTGTACTCTTTATCAGTTTCTTGTCAAGCCATTTTTGAACAGTTTCGTTATAATCTATCATATGATTTTCCCAATCTTCTATAGATACATCGCCATACATCTCAGCAAAGCAATGACTAAGGCCGTTAAGTAAAGCAAATTTGTGGTCTTGTAAAGCAAGTTCATACATGCTTCTTGCTGCATCTTTTATATTACTTCTTACACATAAGATAACAGCATCAATATTTTTAGGGTCAATGTGTGTTACTTCTGGAGCAGTAATCTTAACAGCCTTTCCTTTATGATCAGGATAGTCTCCTTTGATTACATCATATACAATTTCTAAAGGTAACTCAAAGTAACCCTTAGGGTTTTTATCTTTAGGAATATCATCCAATATTAAGTTGTTAATGTTTTGGTAATTTTGCCATAGCTGATGCCCCCTATGACCCACTGGGTTTCCCAGTAAAGGGACTCCCAGCAGGCCAAGGGTTTGCATCATGAGGCTAGTACCGCATCTTCCAGCACCAGCGACAACAATCATACGGCATCCCAATCATTGACAACGTTACCTTCATCGTCAATCCCGAAGTCTAGCTCTTGCATTCTACCAGTACCATGATCATAGAATAGACAAGAAGCAATGCCTGACTTACCAGTCAGTCTGTTCTTTAGTACTCGTACAATAGTGGTGTTTGCGATACGGGGATCAGGATTCTGTCGATCTCTTTCGAGAGCGATAACAGTATTAGGAACTGAAGCAAGAGAACCAGAGCCACGAAGATCTTGCAAGGTAATCCTATCTCCCTCCTCGTAAGCCTTCTGGGTCTTCTTGAGTTGCGATACAACATCAATACGTACTCCTGTTCTAGAGACAAGACCTCTTAGTTCCTTCATGATGTTATCAATCAAGAGACGTTCGGAGCTTCCTCCATCAAAGTCATTGTCTGTAGTAAGTAGACCAGCTGCTGCTGCAGTAATATGATCTAGAACAATAACATCAACACCCAGTGACACAGCCATGAACTCAATGCGAGCACATAGATTCTGTAGTCCACTGTTACCGAGGTGATCATAGATGTACAGATTAGTAGACTCAAGTTCTTTTCTTGCGTCTGCATACTCTTCATCAGTAAGATCATCAATAACAGAGATATCAATAGGTGTTTTACCTAGCTCTTCACGGAGCTTGTTCATCATTTTCTTTGCCCTGATTGCACGAACTGGCTTGTTAAGCATAAGAGAAATGATATCATCGATAGTTTCTTGAGGAGATTCTTCGAGCATGATTGCACCGACGCTTCGCCCCTCATCAAGATGGTGATAGATTACTTCTCGTAGCAAGGTTGATTTACCTGAGCCAGTACCAGAAGCCCATAGAGTAATCTCTCCACTTCGTTGACCGAGAAGAAACTCAGACAACCCATCAAATGGGAAGGGATACACACGGACATCATCCATGTTATTATCGTTTTGAATATTAGATACATGAACAATCTCGTCAGGGGAATACATCTGTGCTTCCCACATAGCCTGAACAATAGCCTTGCCCTGTCCCTTGAGGAGGCATTCGTTAGCATCCTTGAATGGTAGGCTTGCTACTTTACATTTACCCGGAGGAAGAATGTCTGCCACAGCCTTGACTGCATCTCGACCTGCTTCATCCATGTCAAACATAAGAACAACTTCGTCATAACTAGAAACAAACTCTAGATTATCTTTGATAGAACGAGCTGCACCCGCTGCTCCGTTAGGAAGAGAGACAACAGGCCACTTGCAATCTAGCAACTGACCTACGGTCATGCAATCAATTTCTCCTTCTGTAATAACTAGACGCTTGCCGCCTTTAGACTTCCAAAGATGTTGACCCCAGAGTTGTGCCTTGCTTGCTTCGCCTCTCCATTGGAATGCTTTGTTTGGTCCTCTTAGTTTTTGTCCTACAACAGAACCTTCTCTATAGAATGACGCAATCTCTACTCGCTCTTGTCCTTTATGAATACATTGATATCCATAGAATCTGGTTGTCTTATCAGTAAGCTTCCGATCTGGAAGTGCCTCGACCTTACCATTTACAAAATTAGGTAGGGTGTTGGACTTAGGGGTAACATTAGTTTGTTCCATTTTTGAATCTCCTGCATGATAGCCACAGCTAAAGCAATGCTTTGTGTTGTTGTCAAATATTACAAGGTTGTCACAAGAAGTATCCCTCCCGCGCTTAGCACAAGAGGGACACTGTTCTCTAGAAATCATTTTAGACATGTAGTTTACTTTCTATTCCAAGGGAAGAATGCTCTAACCCATTCCCAAATTGCCTTGCCGCTAACAGCACCAAGACCGAACACTACTAGTGTATAAAAGACTGTACCTAGAATGTTTGAAGCTAAGAGTTCCATAGTTTTATCTCCTTGAGTTCTTTGTTCTTTAAAATTTTCATTACTATTCGAGAGGTGTAGGCTAGGCCAATAACTCCCGTTGAAATTGCCACTGGAATGAAGAACCAATGGGCGTACATCGCTAGTGCGTAGTTTATCATAATAAATACTATACCACCTATGATCGGTCTCCATCCTACTTTCCCTTGGGTAACCACTAGCATAATCATCCCACCTAGGCAACACAGTCCGCCTAATAGTCCCAGCATCGGATTGCAAGAGGAAGCCTCTTGATCCAGAGCTGTTGATAGCAGTTCCGTGCTGCCCGGTATTTTTGGGACTGCACTGCAGCCCGTTAGCATTGCTAATAATAAAAGATATCTCATATTTGATCGACTCCTATAATGAAGGAACCTTCACTTCCTTTTCTTGCCCACTGTTTAGTTGCGTAAACAGAATGTATTTGAGCATCGTCAATCCAAAGCTTTTGATTTAAACAATCGAAAATTGATTTGATATAATTATCAATGTCTGCTCTAGGTTGAGGAAGCTTACTTGTTTTAGGTCTCTTTACAAACAGTTCTAAGTCTACCTTTAAAGTACCTTCTAAAGGAATCCAACTCTCACCAAGAATAACAGGAACCAAGGAAACCATCTCGGTTCTGAACTTCTTGTATGGCCCAGCGAAGTAAGCCCCGCGTCGTGAAACACGAGGCCTACTTGCTGCGACCGGACTAATGGGGAACAACCACTCGGGCATCAGAAGGGAACCTTGTCCGAGTCTTCTGCTTCTCCATCAGGAGTAACAGCTTGTTCAGTCGGAGGGATATAATCCCCACCACTAAACCCATCAGTTGCCTCAAAGCCACCAGTATCACGAACTTCCTTTGTGATGATTTGGCAACCATTAAGATAGAAGCTAAGCGAATTGTCCCTACTAAGAATAGCAGGGGACAGACGCAGCCTTACCGTGTCTCCGCCAAACGGCACAGCATCGGTACGCTTTGTCTCAGCATCTCGACAGGGAAAGGTATGGACATTCTTCTTAACGAATGCCTTTGACTTAACCTTGAGAAGCAGACGACCTTCGTCATCGTTACGAAGACCGTTAATCTTTGTAGCTCCGTTACTTGACTTCATTTTATTTAGTTCGGTTTCAAAATCCTCATCAACAAGAATGGTGATGTTGTGGTTAGAGGAATCCTCTCCGAACTTATCGTCTGGTGCATGGAGGTGCGACCAAACTACGTTAAGAGTTTCAGTTGTAAATGCAGGAATCTTATTCATTATTATCTCCTTGTTTTTCACTAATCGTTTTCGCATTGTCTTCAATCATGTTTAAAGATACTTCAATGCTATCAGACATTTGTTTCAGGGTTGTTCCTAATGATTCTAAATAAGTCTTTAGCTCATCATAAGGAACCCAAATTCTGTCTTCATTATCAACAGGTTGTTCCATTGTTTCTTCCATTAGTCCATTATCTCCATGTAAGGTTTACCATCTATCACTACCCCAGCCCCGTTGATGGGCTTACGAAGGAAGTTTTTACCATAATACATCATCTTGTGAGTCTCGTCAACCCCATTGGGTACATTAAATCCAAAAAGTTTTGAGTTGTTGGGACCTTTAGCCCAAGCTATAGCAGCAGCAGAGTGAATGTGTCCACTAACAATGCTAATCATAGATGACTTTGCTGTGTTTAACGCAGGTACAATAGCAGCAGACGAATGTCCAGTGCCGTGTGTATACATTACGTTATCAATGATGTGATTATACTCCCACTCCCAGTTAGGTGTATCATATATTTCTTTGTAAGGTTTCATATACATAGAAGGAATACCAACGCTAGCACCTAACCTTTGAATTCTTTCGTCATGATTACCAATACAAACCATAGCTTTGTTAAAAGTTTTCTTCCAAACTTTCATAGCTTCTTGTACTCTATGATACTCTGCTACCGCAGCATCTTCTTCGGGATGCTTGTTATGAAATGAAATAGAGTGGTGATCTATAACATCCCCAATAAATACTGTAGTATCTGTTCTATATTTCTTCTTTAAACTTTTACAAAACTCTAAATAATCTGGTCGTTCTGCAGGGAGATGTAAATCCCCTATAACTAGAACTCTACTCATCGTTATCCTCCGGTACAATTATATTTAAGTGTAACCCACTGTCCTTTGGGATACTCTTCTTATCAAACTCTCTAAACAAATTACTCATAAAAATATTCATCATGCCTTCACTTGTAAAAGAAACCGTAAGACATTTTACAACGGTATTCTTTGCCTTTGCAACATTAACTGTGTGTTGCACTGCGAAATCCATATCCGCTTCACATTCAATTCCGATATGTAGCATATTACTACCTCACGCAAAAAAGTATTCTGAACTTAAGACCGAACTGATATCAATTATACCACGTTCTGGAACAGAAGGCAAATTAATTCCCAATTGGTTTTCAAGTTGGTTCTTAAAGTTTTCCAGTTGATTCTCTGCATGTATATCTACAAATGTTTGACGAAGACAGTCTCTCATAATATCTATATCGTTAGCATGACACCCGTAAGAGTCGTGTATCATACACAAGTCTATCACTCCATATAAGTTAGAGATCATAGCAATAGTTAAAAACATATGTGCTGCGTCTAAACTGTGTATAAAGTTTGGAGAGATAGCTTGCAAGGCTTCTCTAGGATTAACATCCCTTGTTCTTACGTAGAAGATTAATTCTTTTCTATTGAATAAAGCAGCAAGAGATCTTTTCTTTTGTTGTTTATTATAGTAGTGAACAACCTTGAAACCACTAGGAGTTACCCAAGTAGCATGTACGTTTGCTTTGTTAGCCTCTTCAAGGATAGTTTTTAAGTATTGCTTACCCTTGTTAGGTTCACCTAACGATAAATCTAAACTAGACTTAATGGCTCTTGCTAATTCTACAATAGCTCCACCCTTTTTATCTCGATCAACCCAATCTAAATGACCCTCTTCTTTTAAATACTTTTGTATACCATAGAATGTAATACCATAAGGCTCACACATTGTGGGTCGTTTTGTTACAGCTCGTTTAATTTTATTTTCCCAGTACGAAAGAAATTTATCGTACCAAGGGTTTGTTTCTTTAAACTTTACAAGATAGTCTGTTGTGTTGTCAGCTACGTGCTGATATAAATCTTGCGGAGTTTCAGAAGGAAGCACACCAGTTAGTTTAGCTATGCTTTCATCTCCCATGATAGCAGACCAGTGTTGGTTTCCATTGCACTTGCCATCAATATTAACAGGCACATCACTGTAACCATCTGTTCTTGTAATATCATAGATTGCAGCCAACCGTTGGAAAGATTTATTTTTCTTAGGAGAACTGTCAATCCATTCCTTATTGCTGTAAGGATCTTCTGATATCCTTTGTATCATATCCCAGTTATCATCTACCCATTTTATTCTGTCATCAAAAGAAACTTTGTCTTGATCAAACAAGTTTGCTAGATTAATCTTTTGCCAATACCTTCCTCGCTCAGTTAACTTAACTGCATTCTTTAGTTTGATTAATCCTCTGTCAGTATCAGAAGACTGAGGAGACAACAGCTCACAAACAGTATATGCTCTGCCCCTAAAGTCACAAGTATATACATGGTAAAACCATCCGCATTTAATTAAGTCTTTAGCTAACTGAAGTCGAACAAGCATTCTTCCTCTTGATTGTTCTTGCTTGTACCATTTACCCCAAGCTTCTTCTTTTCTTTGACACCATATTGCTTGCTCTTCTTTAGTCCCATCTTTAGGGTAGGGTTCATTGTACATAAACTCTTCAAAAGAATAGTACGGTAAGTTTGCAAGTCCCGTGTTGTTCTCGAAAAGGTCTTTCATAACATCATAAACTTTTTCATTCACGCACCACTCAGTATCCATCATAGTATTTAAACCATCAAGAACTATTTGAGAAGGCTCAGAAAATCTTTGCGAGATAGGTTCGTCACTAAAGAAGTTAGACTTGTATCTCTGCACTACTGGTTTTCTTAGTGAAGAAGTAATGTAACCACCAGAACAATCTTGCTTATGAGGCACTGGTTTAGAAATCATAGGCCTATATATCAAAGAACTATTCTGTAAGAACTCGTGTCTGTTATGTAATTCTTTTAATACAGAGGGGTGAAACTCTACACTAAGCAGGTTTCTATAGTAATTCTTTTGTTTAATTCTATGAGTTACTAATTTAATTACGTTAGATTCTGCAGCAATACGTAACATGTGATGACCGAAGTCATGCTTATGCTTGACTGATAACTTAGTATTCTCTTCTAGCTTTAAAGCAAAAGCCTTGCATCTTTTTGTTGTCCAGTTCTTTACAAACTTAGATTGTTTGAGCCACTCTTCTCTGTTATTATCTTTAGCTCTTTGAAAGTTTATAATATCTAAAGCATCTTGAGAGATTTGACTTGCAACACTTTGTGCAAGAGGAGGAACAATCTGATTGCTTTGCCAGTTGTAACCCCAGTATGCACTAGAGAACCAGTTCCTAACTATAGCACGTAACGTAACATCAGCCATCTTTTTAGACCCAAGCTCTATTAAAGGATGGATCCAATTAGGACAACGAGCAGATCTACATACTTTATCTATCCACTCTTGGTATAAATCTTGTAGTTCTTTTACAGATGTATCAATAAGTTCTTGCTCTGGTATTCCTTCATCAGGAGATCTATCATATTCACGCCAATACTTTTCTCTTCCATAGTCTAACATCTCTTGTTCAAAAGCCATTTGAGATTTAAGTCTAATATCTTTTTCTTCGTCAGTTAAACTGTGCCAGATCAAGCGTTCCTCCATGCCTTAAGGGCTTTCTTATATTCTTTTGAGTCTTGCCCCGGATCTTTTGCTAACTCTATTAGCTTTAGACCAAGACTATACTTTGTTTCGTTGACTGGTCTTCGAGCATCGCCCTTGCCTGCTCCTGTGTTGTCGTATAGTTGAGGAGTAGAAGGTCCTCCTCTTCCGCTAGCTTTATGCTTGCGATGTTTTTCTCTTAGTTTTTTCCATACTTGTGGCTTATGAGCATTCCAATTGCCACCACCTAATTGATCGTGTTTCTGCATATAACCTCCAATAAGAAAAGAAGGGGAGTAAAGCATGTGATCTCGCTTGAGTAGCTGTTACTCCCCTTCCCTGTCAGACTGTGGCAAGTGCCATGTTGAATACCTTTCGAGTATCCATAGCATTCTTACCAATAAGATTGCTGTAAGCAGCAGATCCAGCAGTCTTCTTCTTGCCCCGTGCTGCGACACGGTGTTGAATGTCATTACTTACTGCATTAGCAGCAGTCCACATATCCCAAGAGCCAAGAGTTTGAGACTCAAGCTCATAAGTTTCGGTCCACTTAGAGATACGTTGTACTGCATCTACATAAACAGCTTCTTCCTTTTCCGTAACAGGATTAGGACTGATATGGTTACCAGTCAACGCAGAGTAGACATCCTTGAAGAACGTGTTAACGCCTTCCCTGCCCGGACACTGACGAGTGAGGTCACCCACTTGCTTCTCGAAGAACTTGCCCGTCTCTTTGAACTTACGAACTGCTTCTTCCGCTTCAGTAATCTTCTCACTAATATCTCCAGCATGACTAATAGAAATCTTGTTACTAGTTCCCTTTGACTGGCCGATTACCATATCAAGAGTATTCTTACACACCACACGAACAGAAGTAGGTAGTACAGTCAGGGATGCAGTACCGTCATGGCCCCAGAACAACGCCATGTACTTGCTCACAGGATCATTGGGTGTAGCATCGAAGGTCTCACCTCTAAGAAGAAGGTAAACCTTTCTACCATTCTGAATAGAACCAGCTGATTCAACATTAACATCAGCACCGAAATGCTTTGCAAGGTTAAATGCTTCCCAGTTCTGAACCATCTGATACCTAGGAGAAACAACACCGATAATTTCCTTGGTATCTGTTCTCATAACTCCACGATAATCGTCTGCTCTCACTGCATTGGCAGTAAACAAAGGCCACTTATCTACTTCCCAGTTAAGACCAGCAAGTTCAAGAGCATCGTCTACACTCATTGCGTCTTCGACAGTACGACCAAGACCATGCCATGCAGGGTTCTTGAAGTAAGCAGCACTATCGTGCTCCATCATTTCATGACTCATTGTTGTCACCTTTCATAAATCTTTCCGAAATCATTTCCCAATTATCATCTAAGTTACGTAACCTAGATTTAACAGTAGCTCTTCCTCTTTGTTTAATTTGTTTTCTTCTAGGCTTCTCATCTTTTTTTGATGGCTCATGCCTTTTCTTTTTGCCGTGCATTATCCAATCCACTCAGGTTCTCTATCCTCTAGATCTTGACGAGCCATCTCAGCTTCCCATCCTCTCGCCATGTCTTCTGCCATAACAGCACTAACACCATTAATCTTACCAATCTTATCCCAATCTGGCTGAGTAGCATTTGCTCGCCACATTTCCCAGCAACTGTAAGCTTTGTTTTTAAACTTACCCATTATAGTCTCCTTGAAATAGCTCCGGTGGGACTCGAACCCACACTGTATAGATTTTAAGTCTACTGCCTCTGCCGATTGGGCTACGGAGCCGTCACCATCCCATCAACAGTGGAATAAATAATCTTATCAAAGACTGCCGAACACCACGGCAGACACAATTCACACGGTTTACTCATCCTCATGTCACCAAATCTATTGAATCTAAAGTTTAGTAGAATGAGTTTGTCCTTAGGTCCCTTGTATTTTAGAAGTGCGTCAAGCTCTGAATGTATTTCATTATACCTGTATCCGTACTTCTTTGCAAGGGGGTGTGTCTTCATTTTATTAATTCCTACAGAAACAATATCGCCTCTTCTAGTAATTAAAGACACATGTTTTTTTCTTCTGTTGTTTTCTTTAGCAATAGGTATTGCAATATCAATATATTTTTCTAGTTTCATAACACCCCGAGCAGGACTTGAACCTGCGACCTGCTGATTAGAAGTCAGCTGCTCTATCCAGCTGAGCTACCGGGGCAGGTATCACTCGATCATAGACTCGTCAGGCATGTACTCCTCATCCTCGTCTTCATCAAACAAATCATGATACTCCATGCAATACATCTGCAAGAGGTCATCATCGCCACCATCAATACAATACCAAAGGTTTCGTGCAATGGCTTCCCAATCAGGATCATCTTGACTCGTGTTCATCATTAGTCCTCATTTCGTTTTCGAGTTTATCTAAAATAATTTTATCTTTATGAGCAGAAAAATTTCTTACTCTCCTTTCATCTTTCTGAAGCTGCCACTCTTCTATATACATGTCAACTTCTAAATCATTTTCACCACGTTCATACATGTTTGTTACCTCCAATGAGCTGGGTCGGATTCGAACCGACGATCAATCGATTATGAGTCGATAGCTTTAGACCGCTAAGCTACCAGCCCAATGCCTCCAGCTGGACTTGAACCAGCGACCCTCGGCTTAAAAGGCCGGTGCTCTACCGACTGAGCTATAGAGGCTTAGCATTATACACTGTCACATATATAATTAGTAACCAATGCGTCAGAAGATTCAGGAAACTTAGACAGCATATGCTTGTAGACTTCAGTAGCATAAGGCCGACACTCCTCTTGGGCATGGCTATCACTTCGTAGGTTACAGAACCTAGCCCAAGCCATAAGACTTCCTGTCCAAATCCATTCTGTCATCATGCTCTGTGGCAAACACATTCGTGCTTGTTCTGGACACACCCCTTGGTTAAGCATGTGAGTATAATCTTTTGCTCTTTCATCCATCTCTTCTACATAAGCATTTAGATTGTCCCCCTCTAGCAATACTTCACCTTGCTTTACTGAACCTTGTTTCATATTAGGCGGTCTCTTACGCCAAGACTTAGGCACAAAGAAATAAGGTTTGCTAGATACATATCTTCTGCTTACCTCATTCCAAGAGAAACCTACAACATGCTTTTGAAACTGCCTAGCAATAAAGATAGGTGCTCTGAATCTAAACTTCATCATGCAATGAGCAAAGGGTGACCAATGATCATGCTTAGCTAGGTACTTAATAAGTTTTGCATTCTCTGCATAGGTGTACATGTTTGCACCCTTATCAAATGAAACACGAGCAGCATTACAAACATCATAATCAGAACCCATATGATCTACGTACTGAACAGGAACATAACTTCTACTTTCCTTACCATCAGTCTCATTCATTCGTTCTTCTCCAAGTGCCTATTGTTTTCGTGTTCGAGTTTACACCACTTGCTTAGTTCTTCTGCAAGCATATTCTTCTTGTTGTCAATGATTTGTTTAAGTTCTAAGCTACCAATTTCATAAGGTACATAGTGATGTTTGATATAAGCCTTGCCTTGTGAGATTTGAAAAGGCCCGTGATAATCAGATATATCATTCATGACCATGCAAAAGGACTCCTATCTTTAATCTCTTTAGCTTTCTCATTACCGTCTTCAATGAGAGCATCAATCATTTCTTTGTAAGTCAAAGCAGAATGCTTAGATGGAACAGCATAACGTTCAATGTCTTCATGACAAGGGACTACTCCCATGAATCTAGCCAGTCTTGCGATAGCATCAATCTGATCGTCGCAATATTTTCCAGTTTCTTCGTGCCAAAAGAGAACGCATCCGGTCCAAAACAAATCATTAGTTTCATCAAGATCAGTTTCTACAACATCATCATCATACTTTTCTAAAGTCTTTACTTCAAGCTCACCATTGTATGCAGTAACTACAAGATCCATAAGAGATAGTGCATAAGTATATGAGGTAGAGATCATCTCATACTTGGGGAATTGACGGCGCGATTTCGACAGTTTCAATGATCATTCCTTTCGGGATTTTAGTCATGTGTCCACACTCATCTGGCCCAAGAG